GTACCGGATTCTTCCGGCGTCGTATTCCGGGGGAACTGGCAACGAATTCGACATGTACATCGCAAGAGCAGGCGTGCATACATGGACGCACCTGATTCACGAAGTGGATTTCGAGCTGGGCGATCCGAATTCCGAAGGTGGTGGATTCACTGGCCTGAATGGTGGGCATTTCCTGACCTACGAATCGCAGCGCATTGACAGCACGGTCGATACGTACACGAAATTCGACCAGGTGATCGTGTCGCTGAACGAGATCGCGATTCCATTGGATTCTGGTGTTCCATGAAGCGAGTGCTGTACAAGGCGCAGATGTTCAGAAGTGCTGCGACTAGTGGTGGCGGTGGCGGTGGATCATCGCCTACCTGGTATCAGAACCTGACTTCTGGTCAGTGGGGAACTATTCCTGATACCCACGTAACGGCGCACGCGAAATTTGAAACTGACGATACGTTTCCGCCATATAGCGGCAGCGGTCTGAGCAATCTTGGCAACTGGCACCTGATGGATTCATTCGGTGGAGCTGCACTGATAGAGGGAAGCGGATACATATACGAAGGATCGACTCAGTATAACGGTGAGACTCTGTACATAAAATGCGGCGGACACCAGATAGGAGCCAATGCCCCATTTTTTATTCCGCTACTCTACGACACTACTGCTGGTACGACCAAGGTCAAGAAAGTCCACGACAGCAAGTTCAACGGCGGAGCGTACATTTACGCAGTGAGCGGCGATGCGATGACGGCGGGTTATCCGGCTGCATCGCAGACCTATGATTCACTGAACTACATCGCTGCGAGCAACAAGATATATCAGATGGGGCAGACGTTTTGTCACGACAGCGGAGGCGGTCCCCTCGGCGTCGCGCAATCGCTGTCCATCGACTGCGGGCTTGCTTCTCCAGATACTAATAACCCCTATTCGCTTTTGGCAAATCCTCCTTTTGCTGATGTAGGTGCGACTGCATTTGAGTCAACCAGGGGATCGGCTGGAACCATATGGATTCAAGCTGAAGGAAGTGCATCCTTTTGCTCTTACGATGTTGGTGCAAACACCTACAGTTCTGTACTTACGCTCTCGTATCCAGCCGCATCACAAGTCACGATGGCCGTTGATACGACTCGCGGAATACTTTGCATGGTTGGGCAATCCCCGCTAGGGAGCGGAAATTTCAAGATCGCCATGCTCGATTGCAGCAATCCGTCGGGAGACTGGTATGGCTATAGTCCATACAATGGCGCTGCTCCAACTGGCATGATGATCGCTAATTCGGGTTCCACTCCTACGATGAATCATGCGAACGGGAATACGGATGACCCAACCATTGTCTGGAATCAAGATCAGGATTGTTTCACGGTCTGGTGGGGAGGGAAAACGCTGCATCATCTTCGACCGCCAGCCAGTAGCCCATACAAGAACGGCAACAACTGGACATGGGATCCGGTAACTCCATCGAGCGGGTCTACGCCAAACTCTGCGGCAGTTGATACAACTTCTGGATCGACCTATGGCCAGGGTACGTACGGTCGATTCCAGTATGTCCATAACGCGAACATTCGCGGATACCTGCTGTTGCATGGTGTCAGCGAAGATATTTATTTCTACAAGGCATAACCGTGGCAATAGGATACGTCGCATCGAACAAGTGGCTGTCGTTCAACGACAGCGGTCCGACGACGAGTCTTGCCAACGGCGTTTTTGCAGTCAATGTCAGCGCGGGTTCACTGCTGGTCGCAGTGGCGCAGTGGTTTACGACCGATGAGGTTCAGACATTTTCTGATTCGCTCAACGGTACGTGGACGACAGCGGTGCAGAAGTGGGATACCTCTGGATCATTGGGTTCTGGCATTGCCATTGGCTACTTCAAGAACTCAGCGGCGGGTGCCTGTACGGGATCGGTATCCAGTGCTTCGAGCGTTCACCGTTCGTTGGATATTGTCGAACTGACTGGTGCGGATACGAGTTCACAGCCGGATGGAACGCCAGTCGGTGCAGAGGATCCAAACGCATCGGCGCAGATTGACGCAGGAACTATCACAACCGCAGGCGCGGGAATTATCATTGCTGCATCTGCTGGATCTGGCTGGACTACGCCGGCGGCGGATACGAATTTCACACTTCAGACAAGCCGCACTCCAACGGGTTGTTACCTCATGGGTATCGAGGATTACATCACGACGGGTGCGCAGACGAACATTCACGCGCAGTTCAACAACACCAACAATTTCTGGGTGGCTGTTGGCGCTGCATTCAAGGCCGCTGCCGGCGGCGGCGGTGGCGGTGGAACTGTTGTTGTTCCCGGTACGCCGCAACGCAATCGCCGCACGTCAGGACGGTATCTCTGATGTTCGCCAAACTGGTTGCCGAAGTTCCTGATGATGAGATTGAAACTCTTGCTGGAATTGCCATGCTCAAAGATTGGGAGAAGCCGCCAAATCGTTATCACACGGCGGACGTATCCGATATATTCCCTGAGTACAAGCGAGCGTTCTTTCTGAAACTTCCTCCTCATTCTGGAATACATCGCCATGTGGATGCTGGAGATTGCGAAACAGATCACATTGTCATTGTCACGAATCCAAAGTGCTTGAATTACTGGGTTGACGAGGATGGAGAGCACGCGATGCACATGGAATATGGGAATCGCTATACCGTCAATCGAAAGCTCGAACACTGGGCACAGAACGACGGCGAGACGGATCGCATTCACCTGCTGTTGGAGTATTGATGGCACTGCAAGAAGGCACGCGACTGGAACTGTGGGAAGGCGATCACAGGATTTCTGTTGACCATCGCAAGGTGAGTGTGTATACGCCACTCAGCGGAAAGGTCACACTTCGGAAGGAATACGGCTCAGTGGTGCTGTTTTACGAGGATAAGCGCCTTGAAATGACGACGCCGGTTGCGATCAAGGTTGCGCTGGCGCTGGTCAAGAATGGCGGTGGTTTGCTGGAACCCAACGATATTGTGGTTCTGTCGATTTCTGGTGTCGAGGTCTTGATGTTGCCAGAGACCGCGACTCGCATCGGAGGTGCGATTATTCGCAAAGCCGATAAGGCTGATGACTGGCAACGGGATCATTATTCACCACGTAGGAGATTCGCATGATTGGTAACGTATACGTCATTGCCATCGGTGCCCAGGCACAGACGGCTTCAAAGACGCTGATCGAAGTCGCTTCTGGCGCTGCTGTTGTGACCACGCTGGAGCGTGCGTACATCGGCCAGAACTCGTTTGACACCTCGGAGAACCTGGGTTGCAAGATCCAACTCATCACTACGACTGGCACTGGCACCACCACGACTGCTGTCCCGACTCAGGCGGGCACTTCGGCTGCTGCGGGCACGCAGAAAACCAATGACACGATTGAACCGACGTACACCGCCAGCAAGGTGCTGTATCAGTCGGGTTTCAACGTGCTGTCGGGTTTCCTGTGGACCCCGGCGAACGACGATGAAGTGTTTGCGCTGGCTCCATCGGGATTGCTCGGCATCATGCTGGATGTCGCGCCGTCGACGTCAATGAACTTCAGCTACGGCTGCACGTTCCGTCAGATCGGTTAACTGACATGCGCCCGTTCCAGCGGAGAATCCGCCAGAGATGGGAGCCAACAGTTCCTACGCACTCAGGCCATCTGGAGAGATGGCTGGGTGCGGAGGCTGTTGCCTATACGTCATCGGTCTACAAGGACTGGTACGGGCCGCCTGTCGCGCTCTATGGCGTGCCGGGCAATGTGTACGTCACGGGGGGTGGTCAATTCGTTGGCAAGATTGATGCTGGCGCGGAACTCAGTCATCTCGACGTTGCGGAACTCGTTGTTGCAAGAAACAACAAGATTCGCTTTGGTGAAATGGCCTATCGACGGCATCAGACTGGTGCATTTTCTACACTATCGTCATTGATCTCTGCGATGACGGCAGGCAAGGGGCAGTCACGGCTGTTCAACAAGGTTGGTATCGCGGCTAATGCGACAGCCAATAGCAATGAATTGTGGACACGCGGAAACCAGCCAGCTGCTGGTGCTGCTGGTGCGGCAGCTCCTGGTGGAACGGCCACGACCAATTCAACGACGGGTAACTGGGGTTTCACCAATCCGACTAACGCCAACACCGGCCATTTCATGGGCGGTAGCGTGTCCGGAGGCACGGCCAACCACTCGCTGATGGTCATTGACCAGTTGTTCCGCGTCGCCAAGACGATGAACAGTACAGCGACTGAAGCTGTGACTGGTACTTTTAGTCGTTATCAATCCACGACGGCGACTGCCGGTGACTACATCGGTGGAAACTTCTGTTTCCCGGCGAATCCGACGACCGTGCTTGCCGCGACAGCACACAACTGGACTGTGTGTCAGTACACCGACGATGCTGGTAATACGGCGCAGTCATTCCCATCGGCCACCGGCGTATCTGCGTGTGTGGTCGGGGGAATTGATCTTGCGGCTGGAACTGGTTCGTGGTTCATGCCGCTGGCTTCGGGAGACGTTGGTGTCAAAGCGTTGAGTCAGATGCAGTGTTCTGCATTGGTTGCGACCGGCACGATTGATTTCGTTGTTGCACATCCGATTGGCTTCATGCCAGTGTGGCTTGCCAACAACCTGTGTCTGATTGACACCGTGACAACGGCGGTAGATCAGCTTCAGAATGTCTATGACAACGCATGTATTACTGCGATAGAGCCGAACCGCAGTGACATACAGCGGAATCATGAAGTTCGTCGGCGAATAACGAATGGCTGGCCGGTTTAGATTAGGAACGGGTGGCGTCACCAGTACGGATGGTGGGCGCATATTCACGCGCACGCTCGTCCCTGGGAACATTGATCCTAATTACGGGATTCTCGGCTTAGAGAATGCTGCAACCAGTACGTGGCAGCAGGGATCTGTCAGTGTAGCGTCTATCAGGCGAAAGTCACTTAAACGTAGACTGTTACGTGTTCAGGAGCTTTCGTCTACTACAGTAGCAGCGCCGAATACTAGTCGTGGAATTGCTCCAGTAGGTCAGTTCACGACGAGTACGACACGTTCTCGTCAGCTGAAGTCCATTGGATGGATCCCAGCGCTGACCGTTGCGGCTTCTGCTCCCGTCGTTCCTGCCTCTGCATGGTTTGTACAACCCATGCGCAAGCGGCCTGCTCAGAAGCGGCGTATCCAGAAGCTGCCAGAGGCCAAGTGGCAGTCCATGTGGACGATTCTGGCGGGCGCGTTGCAGCCTCCGAAGGCCAAGGTCATCCGGTTCGACCGGAAAATTCGACTGGCTTCACCGCAATTGCTGTATCCGCCGACGACGGGTCCGCCGGTTGTCCCGTATCCGAGTTGGATCAAGCCAGAAGTCAAGAAAATACAATTCAACGTGCGTCTGCAAAAGACGCCACAACTCAATAGTTATCCGTTCGTCGCTACGGTCAGTAGCGGTGGTGCGATCATTGCGCCGTTCGTCACGAACATCGGAAAGTCGCGTCGGTTGCAGAAGCAGCCGCAGACGCTGGCTGTTGCCACCGCTACGCCAGGAACGTCATCTGCGCCAGTTGCTGCATTTGGTCAGACAAAGACGAACCGGCGCAAGAAGCATGAATACCCCCTGGTCATCACGATCAGTTCAGTCGAACGTCCGCCAGTAACGGCTGCTGTCTATCCGTCGTTCGTCCCACAGGGGTTCAGAAAGCGGCGTGACACCCATCGAAAGATCCAGAAAACCCCGCCAATCCTGCATGTCGCAGCAGCTGCGCCTTCGGTATCGCAGGCTCCGATAGCAGCGATCACGCCGGTCAAGAAGCATCGCAGGAAGGCTAGAACCGGCCTGTTCATGGTCGATGGCGGGATGATCGGGCAGACCGCTACCGTCCCAGCAACAGAACCGGCATTCAGGGCTGTCAAGGCCAAACGTAGCGAGTTCAGGGTCAAGCTACAGAAGCTGGTCCACAATCCTGTCTATCCGCAGGCACCAGTCCCGGCCCAGCCGCAACCAGCATGGCGTCTGGTCAGTGCCAATCGCACGACGGTCAGGGTCATGTTGCAGGTACTGGCGTTCAACGCCAGGTATCCGCAGGCTCCCGTCCCGCCGCAGCCGAGCGAGGCGTTCAAGGCTCCGATCAAGTTCTGGACGACCCAGAAGCGTCGGCTGCTGCTGGCGGATGTGCAGTTGGAGTTCCCGCCAACGCCGTTTGTACCATCCACTAGCACTGTCCAGACTCCTGCTGGGCGGCATAAAAAGCGTACCAGGTATCTTGTTAGAGTAGATGGGCAGACCTTCTGGGTTGAGGATGAGAAGCAGGCCCAGACATTGCTGGATCGCGTTACGGCTCTCGCTCCGGAAGCTGCTGATGCGGCTGCCACAAAGCTCGGGGAGAAGATCAAGTCTGCCCAGCGGCTGCGTCCGGTAGAACTCCGAACCCCGAAGATCGTGGTTTCTCCAGAAATCAGCCACCTGGCAGAACGAGCCGAGCGGAAGATTGCTGAGGTCTACAAGGCAAAAAGCATGGAACTGGAGATTCGGTTGCTGCTCCAGAGGAAGATGCAGCAGGACGATGACGATGCGGCCATCACCTTGATATTGCTGAACTGATGGACTATATTCCGCCCGTCTGCATGTGCGGCCCATTTCTTGGCAGCGGCACAGCGACCTTCTCTCACTCCTATGGTGATCTCTATGAGTAGCTTGGCAGAGGCAGGTCGTATTCGCGCACTTGAGGCGCGAATTGCAGAGCTTGAGAAGCTCATTGCGTTGCTGATGGATGAACGTAAGGAAGCACAGGCGGTAAAAAGTGGCACGCGCCGTTCGTGATACAGATGGCCTGTTACAGGCCATAGATACAGCCGCTGACAATGCCTATGGCGAGGATATGTCGGGGCCACTGGCCGCTGACCGTGCGTATGCCATCAATCTGTACCTTGGCAAGAACGTAGATCCTGTTCCCGAGGGACGATCTGCGGTCGTAGATCGCTCCGTATTCGAAACGATCCAGTGGATGCTGCCTTCCCTGTGTCGTGTCTACGCCAATGGCGACGATGTTGTTTCTCTACCACCGATTGGCCCGGATGACGAGCAGGGAGCAAAACAGGAAAGCGAGTACCTTAACCACGTCATCACTCGCAAGAACAACTGGTTCCAGATTTTCTACGAGTGGGCTACGGATGCCCTGTTGACCAAGAACGCCTATGCGCTGGCGTACAACGAAAAGCGCGTGAATTCCACGGTGGAGCGATATGAGCGACAGACGCCTGAAGGCATCGCCATGCTCACCCAGGATTCAGGAACTGAGGTCATTGCAGCAAAATCCTATGCTGACCCTGATGCTGCTCCGCCGCAGCCAGTCCAAGATCCACAGACCGGAGCGGTGGTTATGCCGCCTCCTGCGATGTTGTATGACGTGGAAATCCGCAAAACGGAAGAATCCATCGTCCAGTGCATCAAGGTTCTCCCGCCAGAACGCACGCTGGTAGCGGAAACAACCTCGTCGTGGCGGCTTGGTGACTGCGAGTATTTCGAGTATTGGGAGAACAAGTCGGTTTCCGAAATGCGCTCCCTTGGCTTCGATGTCGATGACGACATCACCGAGGACACTGTGCGCGACGGGCAGGAAGATATCGCCCGAAACCAGTACAACGAACAGTTCACGGACGAGAAGCGGGCGACAGATCCGTCGATGCGCAAAGTGCGTGCACGGATGATCTGGATTCGATATGACTACGATGGCGATGGCATCGCTGAACTGAACTATGTGGTTCGCGTCGGTCGTGACATACTGTACCGCGAGGAATGCAATCGCATCCCGGTCGCATCCATCGTCCCGAATCCGCTCCCGCATCGGCATATCGGACTATCCATTGCCGACATCACGGCTGATATTCAGCGCATCAAGACGGCGATTCTTCGGCAGGGGCTGGACAACCTGTACTTGTCGAATAACCCCGTCAAGGTTGCAAACACCAATGTCGTGAACATTGATGATTTGCTTGTATCTCGCCCTGGACATGTCATTCGCACCAATGGCGATATCAATAATGCTTTTAGGCATGACGTTCCGCCATTCGTCTTTCCGCAGGCCATGGAAGGGCTGGAATACATGGACCAGATCCGTGAGAACCGGACTGGCACCAATCGGTATTTCACCGGCATCGACCAGAATGCGCTCAACAAGACGGCGACGGGTATTCAAACGCTGTCCACGATGGCGGCACAGCGCGTAGAGCAGATCGCCCGCATCTTCGCATCTGGCGTCGAGGACTTGGCGTCGATTGTCCATGAACTGATTCTCAAGGCTGGGCACAAGAAACAGGTCGTGCAACTGCGCGGCCAGTGGGTCGAAGTCGATCCTGCGACGTGGCGCGGTCGGATTTCAAGATCTCCGTCGGCTTCACAGCGGGTAACAAGGACGCTCTCGTTTCTCGCCTGCAACTGCTGCGTCAAGCCCAGATCGAGTCGTTGCAGCTAGGGCTGCCGATTGTCACGCCGGAAAACGTCTACGAAACCAGCGTCGAACTGACGAAGGCGGCTGACTTTTCATCGCCTGACCTGTTCTGGACGAACCCGCAGAAGATGCCGCCTCCTGCCAACCAAGGCCCTCCGCCTGAAGTGCAGTTGGCGCAGATGGAAGCCACAAAGGACTTGCATCTGAAGGCGGCTGAATTCGAGCAGCGAACCAAGGAAAAGACTGCTGACGTTGAGATCGAGAAATACAAGATCGACACGGAGGCACGGACGAAGTTGGCTTTGGCGCATCTACAGCATGAGCACGGAATGGAAGGGGAGCACACCAAGGCTCAGCTTTCCGATCAGTCGATGAAGATGCAGAGCGAACTGGCGTCGGAGGATGATGCCGTGGAGGCAGAAAAGATTGTCACTGCTGTTGAGTCATCCAACGAACAACAGACGCAGCAAGTTCAGCAAATCATCGACCAGTTCGCAGAGAAGCTGACTGCCATGATGGAAGCCCTGCAAAAGAGCGTGACGGCTCCGCGTATGGTCATCCGCGACAAGGATGGGCGTCCTATCGGTGCGAAGGTGGTCCAGTGAGCGAACAGGCAGAAGTAGATCGTGGCGAGGCTGCCAAGCGGTTGCTGGACGATCCGTTGCTGGTCGAGGCGTTCGATGGTATCCGGAAGGCCATCCTTGAAAAGATTGAGGATGCACCGATCCGTGACCGCGATGGCGTACACGAATTGAAATTGATGCTGAAGTTGCTAAAGGACGTGAGAGCACACCTTGAACTCGCCATTGCTGATGGCAAGGTCGCCAGCTTCAGGATCAAAGAGCGAAACACATTGGCTGAGTTTACCAAGAAGGTGATGTATGGCAGATATTGACCAACCGGAAACGGAGTCAAGCATTGCGGATCGTGCGGCTGAGGCGTTCCTTGGCCGCGAGCCTGCAACCGATGACTCTCCAGAGACAGTACCGACCAACGAGGCGTCCGCTGATGAAGCTCCTGCGCCAGAGTCGGCCCCTGACACTGTAGAAATCGAGTATGACGGCGAGCGATACTCAATCCCGAAGTCCCTGGAAAAGGCCATCCTGCAAGAGCGTGACTACACGCAGAAGTCGCAGGAGGTCGCAGAGCAGCGGCGCAAACTCGAAGCACGCCAGGCGCAGCAGGACATCTATGCTCGCGAACGTGAATTCGAGCAGTCGATTCGGGAAGAATCCATGCAACTTTCCGCCATGGACGCATGGCTAGAGCAGCAAAAGAAAACCGACTGGGCTTCTCTTGCTACTGACGACCTGCTTCGCAAGCGGATCGAGATTGACGGGGTCAAGGAACGGCGCGATGAGTTGGCCAAGACGGTCGATTCAAAGCGTTCTGAGTTCGAGGAATCCGTCAAGAAGTCAACCGCTGAACTGAGGCAAAAATCTCTCGAAGCACTCTCGAAGTCCGTTCCAAACTGGAGCGATGCAACTTTGAAGGCAGTGCGCGAGCGAGCGGAATCAGAGGGGTTCACTGGCGACGAAATTGACCGCATCATGTTGGATGCGCGTTCTGCCAAGGTACTCTGGAAGGCCGCTGAATATGATCGTCTGAAGGCTGCAACTGGCAAGGCCAGTCAAGCAGCATCCGCTGCGCCCCCGATTGTCAAACCGGGTGCTGTCAAGCAGATGCAGCCAGCCGTCAAGAACGATCTGGCGCTGCGCAAGCAGCAATCGACTGCGAAAACCTCCAGCGAGAAGGCGCGGATCATCGCGCAACGTCTGGAAGCAAGATTCTAAGGAGTTTCAATGGCTGTTCTTTCCAATACCACGCTGACTTACGGCGTCGGCACCGCAGGCGGTCTGAGAGAAGATCTCAGCGACCTGATTTTCGAGCTGTTCCCAGAAGATACCTATGCGCTGACCAACTTCGACCGCGAAGAAGCCAATGCGACGTACACCGAGTGGTTGGGCCAGAGCCTCGCCGCCCCGGCTGCCAACATCCAGATTGAAGGCGATGATGCGACATTCGCGTCGCTGACCCCGCCCAGCCGGTACGGCAGCTACCTACAGATTTCCAGCAAGACGTTCCTCGTCGCCGATTCACTGGAGAAGGTGAACAAGGCTGGCCGTCGCTCGGAAGTGGCGCGTGGCGCGGTTGTCAAAATGCGCGAAATTAAGCGCGACATGGAAACCCGCATCCTCCAGAACGGCATCAGCACTGCTGGTGGCGCTTCGACTGGCCGTTCGACTGCCGGTATCGAATCGTGGATCGGTGGCCCGACGGCTGATCCGGGTGCGACCACGGCGAACGCCGTGCGCGCAACTACCACGGCCAATACGACCACGACTCCGCCTATTACCAGCGGTACGGCTGGTACGGCTCCGACCGATGGCGCGACCACTGGCGCTCTGACGGCGGCTGTCCTGAACCAGGCGCTGATGGGCGCATGGGCGCAGGGTGGCAACACGTCGCTGATCCTCGTCGGTCCGACGCAGAAGGCCGCTATTGATGCATTCACTGGCGTTGCGACTCGCTTCGTCGATGTGGACCGCAACAAGCAGGCGAGCATTGTGAACGCGGCGAACGTGTATGTGTCGGACTACGGCACGCACACGGTGGTTCTGTCGCGCTACATGCGCGCCAGCATCGTCCTGTG